GGCAGCGGTTTCCCTGCGGCAGGCGGAAGATGCAGGCTGCTATCTCATGGAAATCACCGCCCACAGCGGTGCAAGACCTGACCACGCAAAATGGCAGGGGCAGCTTGTCAGTCTGACGGGCAAAGATGTTGGTAAGACCATAGACGGGCTGAAAGTCTGGTCACTGTCTGGCATTGGCTACGGGAGCGGCGAAGGGTTCAAAGGCTGGAACTGCCGCCATAACTGGCATGCTTATTATCCGGGATTAAGCACACCAAATTACACGCCGGAGGAACTGAAAAAGCTGGATGAACCTTGTATTTCGTACAACGGGAAATTGTACACGGAATATGAAATCAGCCAGATGCAGCGAGCACAGGAACGAAGAGTCCGAGCCTGGAAGCGGCGTTGCATCACTGCACAGGAAGGCGTGAACAGTGCCACAGATGAAGCGACCAGAGCGACCGCACAGGCAGAGTTTGACCGGTCAGCACGTTACCTGAAAAACAATGAAGCAAAGCTAAAAGATTTTTGCAGGCAAACCGGACAAGACCGTGACCGGTTCCGGGAACAAGTGCTGGGGTTTGGGCGGTCAGAAGCACAAAGAGCGGTGCATGCTGTGAAGAAAAATGGGTTGACTTCGGGCGACAAGGATGGTATAATAAAAGCACGGAAAGATTCTGCAAATAATAGCAAAATTAAATGGAATCGAAAAGGTGAAAATCTTAATTCTGAACAAAAACGAGAATTAAGAAATTATGCAGAATCAAAAGGTATTGTTTTAACCGGATATGCTAAAACTGATGTTGATGTTTCTTTGATGAAGGAAGTTATGGATGATGCGGGTTCTCTTTTGCAGAGATTCCCGGAATTAAGAGGGACAAAAGAAAAACCATTCACTTTGAAAGTGGTCAATGGAATGGATGCAAACGATTTCGCAATGACATCGACTGGAAATGACAGCCATGTGATTCAGCTGAACGCTAATGCTTTTCGAAATCGAGAAAAACTTGCTGAAGAATATCAGAAACTTGTGGATCAAGGCTGGTTCGTAAAAGAAACAACTTATCATTCTATTGTGCTTCATGAGATGGGGCATATGTACGCAAATGTGCATAAAATAAATATCATGGATGTTTGTAAAAAAGTATTGCTTAATTTCAGCCAAGAAAAAATATTGATATATGTAAGCGAAAATTTATCGGAATATGCTACTGCTTTTGATGACGGAACAGAAATTATTTCTGAGGTTTTTTCAAGTTATTTCGGTGGAAAACCAAGCACATTTGAAAATGAATTTATCAAATTTATAGAAGGAAGTGAGAGGTATGACGGCAAATAGAGAACGTATGTATTGGCATTCTAATAAAGAATGGTGGTTTTATAATGATAAAACAGAAAAAATAGAGCTTACCGAAAAAGCACCTCCAGAAGCTGTTGAAAGCTTTAAAAAATGGAGAGAATCGAAAAAAGGAAAATTTTTAAAGTAATTGATTAAAGCATCTCACAGAGGTGCTTTTTTCATGCTTAAATATCAGTTAAGTGGTTTTAAAACAGCGTTGGAAAGGAAGAAATTTGATGAAAAAGAAATGGATTGCGGTTCTGGCTGGACTTGCTTGCTGTGCGGTTGCCTTTACAGGGTGCAGAGAATCCACTCGTGCGAGATACAATGTACAAAAGCAAGCGGACTATTTTAATGTAGAACGAAGGCTGACAGTTATCAATGCCCGTTCTGATAAACCTGTGTTGGAGATGGTCGGCTATTTTTCTATTTCCAATAATGATGATAATGAACTTGTTGTCACACTGGAAACCGGACAAAACGAATACAAAGTTAACTATGTTTACCTGAACGAATGGACGATTTATACAGTTGAAGACATTAGCGGAGCACATGTTGACCCGTATCACTACGAAATCAACTTTTTACCGGAAATGATTCAGCCTTTTACAATTGTTTCTAAAGATTGAAACCGCTGCACGCCAGCACAATTCAAACATATAGAGCATCCGAAAGGGTGCTATTTTTATACCCAAAATCAGAAAGGAGCAGGCATATGACTATTGAAATCACGGGTACGCAGGAAGAAGTAACCGCATTTCTTCACAGCATGGGCGAAAGCTGGATCACGCTGGAAGAATTGCAGGAACAGGAGGAAGAACATGATTGACCAGAAGTTTTTAGAAAGCCTTGGTGTGACGGATGAAAGTGCGGTGCAGAAGATCACCGAAACTTACACTGCCGACATCCAGGCAGAACAGGACGCTGCAGCAGCCACCAAAACACAGCTGGCAGAAGCCAACAAGACCATCCAGTCTTACAAGGATCTGGACATTGAAAGCATTCAGAAATCTGCTGCCGACTGGCAAAAGAAGTATGAGCAGGCAGAGGCTGACCGCAAGGCGAAGGAATACAGTGCCCGTCTGGATCAGTTTGTCCAGCAGCAGGGCATGACCAATGCCGTATATGCAGACTATCTAAAACGACAGTTGCTGGATAAAAAGCTGCAGTTTGATGACAAAGGTGAGCTGATCGGCGGAACAGAGGCGGTGCAGGAACTGAAAAAGACCTGCCCGGATGCATTTTTGCTAAATCCAAATCATCCGGCGGTTGCCCCGACATCACACAGCACACCGCAGGCAATGGATGGTGTCGAGTCTGCCTTTTACGCTATGAACCCAAATTTGAAACACAACTAATGGAGGAATTTACTTATGGCACATGCTTTACAGGAACGATACTCGAAGCTGGTAGACGAAAAGCTGCGTGCGACGCTCGTCACCAAGGACAATCTCATTTTTAACAACCGCTACGAAGGCGACCCGAAAGCCGGTATGGTAAAGGTGCCGGTACGGGACACTGAGGTGGAAGTGAAAAAGTATGACCGGCAGAATGGTGTAGACATTTCTGCTGGTTCTACAACCTATTTCAATCTGCCGATTGACAATGATGAAGCGGTTAATGAAATGATTGACGGTTTTGAAGCAGCTGCTGTGCCGGACGGCATCAAGGCGGAACGGCTGGACAGTGCTGGTTACTCTCTGGGGCTGTCTATGGATACGAAATCTATCCGAGCACTGGAAGAAACAACTGGTATCACCATTGCAACAACGAAAACCGCCTGCACCGACAGTACCGCATATAAGGCAGTTCTGGCTGCGAAACGGACACAGTCCCGAATGGGCGTGCCGAACGATGGACGGCGTTGGCTGATTGCTTCTCCGGAATTTATGGAAGTCCTGCTGGCGGATGACCACTACATCCGGCAGGGCGATTTATCCCAGGAACTGGTGCAGTCTGGCGTAGTCGGCAGAATCGCAGGATATAACGTCTTTGAATCCAACAACACGATGTTCGAGGATACTACAATTGTCGGCGGCAAGAAGACCACCACAGAATTTATTTGTGGTCACCCAAACTGGTGCCATCGGGTGCAGGAATGGTCTGTTCCAGTCGCCATCAACAATCTGACAAACAAGTACATCGGATCTTCTGCGGTACAAGGTCGAAAGGTCTATGGGATTGGTATCTCTAAGCCGAAAACCGTCTATGTTAAGCGAACCGAGGTATAAGGATGGCAGTCTATGCAGATTTTCCCTATTACCAAGACTTTTATTGCGGCACGGTGTTTACAGATGCGGCAGCATTTCGCACGGCTGCCGCCCGTGCATCCGACTATATCGACAATGTGACCTTCGGACGGCTTGCCAGTAACATACCGGAACCGTTTGCAGAACCTGTCAAAAAATGTGCGTGTGCATTGGCAGAGGTATTTGAGTTGCAGCGACAGGTGTATGCCAGCACAGATGGCAGTGGTGTGAAAAAATCCGAAACACAGCACAATTACAGCGTGACATACAGCACGCCAGCGGAAACGCTGACGGCTCTGCTGAGCGGCAAAAGTGTTTCGGATTATCTGTACAGCATTTGTCTGCGGTATTTAGGACGCACAGGGCTGATGTATCGGGGGTGTGATTGATGTTTACGAACTGCAATGCGGTTACAATTTACCATTCGGAGGGTGCAGTTAATCACATCCCTATTTTTAGTCGCCATATCATCCAGAATGTTTACTGGGAAGAAACGATTGGCAGTCGTCAAAGCGAAAAAGAGGTGCAGCAGAGTGACAGCATTTATGTTTGCATTCCTGTTGGGTCTGTAGCCGATTTTATCCCATCAAAGGACGACCTTCTTTTCCGTGGCATTGTTCCGGATTCTGAAAGCATTCACAAAATCCAATCATTGCCAAATAAACATACAATCACAGCGGTGGCAGATTGTCGGTATGGCTCTGCGGCGGTGCAACATATCGAGGTGACAGCTAATTGATAACAGGTTTCAAAATCAAAATGCCCTCCGAAAAGTTTTTTTCGGAGCGGATCAAAAAAGCACAGAAATTTGTTGACAGTGAGGTCTTGCGTAAGAGTGATCCTTACATACCTTTTAAAACAGGTATGCTTAGAGACTCTGGGATTTTGGGAACAAAAATCGGAAGTGGTCGGATTCGGTATCTTGCACCATATGCAAAAAAGCAATATTACAAGGGACGGTCTAGCGGTAAGCGTGGACGTTATTGGGTAAAAAGAGCGATGCTTGCACATGGTGACGCTATTGCATCGGGTGCACAAAAAATCATAGATGGAGAGTGATGCTGTTGTCAATGGTACAGGCGGTATGGGACTATTTTTCCACCTGTCCCCTTCTGGAAAATCAGCGAATTTTAGGAGTTGACCGGTTGGGTGTTGACCCAATCGAATACACCATTGACATCCTTCCCAGCGAGCAAATTGTAAAGCGATATGTGGACGGTTCCAGCATCCGACAAATCGAACTGACATTTTCCAGCCGGGAACCATATGGACGAGATGTTATACAAAACATTCAGAACTCTGAATTTTACGAAAAATTTGCTGATTGGGTCGAGCAGAACGATGATGCCGGGATCTATCCGGAGTTTGGCGAAGGGAAAACAGTCAGAAGCATGCAAGTGATTAGCAGCGGTTATGCAGTAGAGGTGACGGAAAAAACATCACGCTATCAAATTCAGTTGCGAATCACCTATTTACAATCATGGAGGTATTTAAAAAATGGGCGTAGGAATTGACGCACTTAAACTTAAAAAGCGGTCAGAAAAGCTGGCATTTTTGGAAGTCAAGCTTGGTGACAAGGCAACCGGCTATTGCCGTTTAGAAGGATTTACGACACAGACATTTAACGCAAATTCTGAAGAGTATGAACGTCAGTACGTTGACGAAGATACAAAGCGGACAGACGTTAAAGCACATTCCGAAAGTGTTAACTACAATTTTGACTATTATCTGCATCATCCGGCACTGGAAGAAATTGTAAAAATTACAGAAAACGAACTTACTGGATACGATGCAGTAAGAAAAATCTTGATTGTTGACATGACATCGGCAACCGCTGGCGGTCAGTATACTGCGACGGTCAGACCTTATACAGTCGTACCATCCAGCAACGGCGACACAACAGATTGCATGACGTACTCTGGAGATTTTAAGTCCAGAGGAACAAAAAAGACAGTCAAAGTTACCTTGGATGACGATTGCGAAAACGCAACGATCGTTGTGGGAAATACGGTTGCTGAAACATCAGCAAGCCAGAGCACTGCGGTTAAAAAGTAAGTTATGACGGATTTTTACACAATCACAATTAACGGGGTCGATTTGCTAGTAGACGCAGAAGATGCTGATTTTATGGAACGGTATCAATCCGCTTATAATGAGTTAGCGGCAAAACCGCCGGCGAGCATCGAAAGCGACCCATCCTCTGCAATCCGACAGTATTGCCAAATTTATCGTGATTTCTTCCGCACCTTGTTTGGTGCGGAAATGTCTGAAAAAGTGTTTGCAGGTTTGCCGGATAATGCGAGGGCTTACGACAGCATTTTTGAAACGCTACTGCAAAAAATCATGGAACAGCGTATGGCTGCGGTATTACGATTGGCGGAGGCAAAAAAGAAATATGCAGCAAGATGATTTTTACAACATTCTAACTGACGATCCGCCGAAAAGCGTAAATGTCAACGGTGTAAATTATCCTGTCCGCACCAATTTTAAAGATTGGATTTTGTTCTTTTTTTTACATGAGGACGTGGACTTGACAGACATCGAAAAGATCACGTTATCCATGGACTGGTATCTTGACGCTGTACCGACGCAAAAAGTCGCAGCTTATCAAGCGTTGCAAAAATTCGCAGCGTGTGACCGTATGCCAAAATCAAAAAGAAAAGCAGCAGTGGTACGACGTGCCCCTGTTTTTTCGTATTTACACGACAGCACATACTTGTTTGCTGACTTTTTGAGGTTTTATCAAATCAATTTACAGACCACACTGCTGCATTGGTTTGTTTTCAACGCCCTTTTTGAGGGGCTTCCGGACGAAAGCTGCACAAAGCAGCGGATAGCATACAGATGTCTAAACATTGGTAAAATAAAAGACAAAGAAGAACGAAAGCGAATATTGCAAATTAAAAATGCGATTGCGATACCACAAAAGCCGATGACAGCCGGCGAGGTTGGAAATTTATTTGGATAACAAGGAGGTGACAAAATGGCAGAAGAAAGGGCATTGGTCTTTGATACTGGAATTGATAGAAGCGGATTAGAAAATGGATTGGCAGAAATAGAAGAAGCCATTGCATCCACCGCCACTGTATCTGAAAAAAAGGCAGAAGCAGCCTTTGAGAACATGGAAAAGCAGGCGAAACGCTTAGCAAAAGCCTACGAAGATGCCGGAATGGATGCGTCTGAAGCGATGCAAAAAGCGTGGAAAGACGTGCAAGCAAATGCGGACGCTTTCGGTACAAACGCAACTGAAAATTTTAAAAATGTAGGAACGGCGGCAGAAAATGCCGGAACATCGATTGAAAGCCTATCCGGAAAACTGCAAAGTGCACTCGCTACTGCTGGACTGGCATATGGAGCAAAGGAAATCACGGAAATCGGCACGGATTACGAACAGGCTATGAAACAGGTTGCTGCTGTTACAGGTGCTGGCACCGAAGAAATGGATGCCATGAGCGATTCCATCCAAAAAATTTATACCAGCGGCATTGGTGAAAATCTGGAAGAAGTTGCCGGGGCTGCTGCCCTGGTAAAACAGCAGTTTGGTGACATTGATTCCAGCACGCTGGAGCAAATCACACAGGATGCCATTGCAATGTCTGGTATTTTCGGGACAGACTTGAATGAAACGCTGCGAGGGGTCAACGCTCTGATGAACAACATGGGATTGAGTGCAGAAGAAGCCTTCGACTACATCGCAAAAGGCACACAAAACGGGCTGGACAAAAGCGGCGAACTCTCTGACAATTTAGCAGAGTATTCGCAGATTTGGGAACAGGCTGGATTTTCCGCAGAAGAGATGTTCTCCATCCTGCAAAATGGTCTGGACAGCGGTGCATACAATCTGGATAAAGTCAACGACTTTGTAAAGGAATTTTCCATTTCTCTTTCCGATGGCAGAATCGAAGAAAATGTAGACAAGTTTTCGCTGGGAACACGAAATCTGTTTGCAGAGTGGCAGAACGGGAAAGCATCACAGAAGGATGTGTTCAACTCCATCATTTCGGACTTATCCAATATGACAGACCAGCAGGAAGCTCTGTCCATTGCATCCTCTGTTTGGAGTGCTTTGGGTGAAGACAATGCGATGAAGGTCATTACCTCTCTGAACAATGTGAACGACACTTACAGCGATGTAAAAGGCACGATGGAATCCATCGAAGAAATCAATTATGACAACTTTGCAGACAAAACTGCTGCACTGAAACGGAAAGTCGAAATGGATGTCATTATTCCCATCACGCAGAAATATATGCCAAAAATTGAAAAAGCAATTGACTATGTGGCGGAACATCTGGACGAAATCGTTGATCACGCAAAGCCGATTGCTGCCGGGATTGCAGCTGCATTTGCAGTCAAAAAAATTGTGGATTTTGGCACAACTACCGTCAACACGGTCAAAACAATCCAGACAGCTTTTAGACTCCTGAATACATCCAATCCGCTTGGTTGGATTGCTATCGGTGTCGGTGCTGTTGCAAGTGTAGCGACCGCCCTACTGGCAGATGCAAAAAAGAAATCACAGGAATGGAAAAATCACTTAGAAGATGTCCGAGAATCAGCTGCAAAAATTCCGGATGAAGTGCAAAAATCAATTGACAAAACAAACGAATGCACAAAAGCCTGGGAGGATATGCACCAACAAATCAGCAAAGATGGGCTTGTTGAGGATTCCGATTTTGAGGCGGTCAACAAGTTAAAGGAGTCTTTGATGGCTCTGGTCAACTCTGACGGCACGATCAAAGACGGTCAAGAGGAAAAGGTGCAAGATCTGATCAACAAAATCAATGAGTACAGCAATACCGGGCTTACTGTTGCAGATGGTCAAATCTTAAAAAATGATGAAGTTGTCAATAGTTACGGCAAAATTTCTGATGCAATCGATGACGTCATTGAGAAACAACACGCACAAAATTATCTGGACATGCTGGGTGATGCATCAAAGCAGGCACAGCAAGAGAGACCTGCTCTCTTGCAGGCGGTAACGGAACAAAACCAGGAATTGCAAGCAAAAAAAGAAGAACGTCAACAGATAATTGACGAAATGGCACAATTTAAGCTTGACAATACTTATACATTGACAGACATCAATGGGAATTCGGAAAAAATTTGGAACGATTCCGAATCATCGAAAAAATACGATGAAATGCGGGAAAAACTGAATGGCGTAAACGACAGTATCCAGACGTTGAGCACAACATATCATGAAACAACCGTCCAGCTGGAAAAGGGTGCAGATGCGATGTCCGCTTATAAAGAGGCGGCAGAGGCATTTTCCAGCGGTGATTTGGAAACCGTAACACAAAATTATAATGACTTGCAAAGCAATATATTGACTGCTGCGACAGCGACCGCCGAACAACTGAGGACGCAGGAAGAAGAATCACGAAATCATTATGAAACGCTGAAGCAAATGGCAGATGAAAACCCTGGGTCTGTACTTGCCGAAGATCTTGCAGAGGCAAAACGTCAAGCTGAAGAGGCGGCTGTGGAACTGGAAATCAAAACCGGAGAGCACGGCGAAAATGCCGGAAAGACGTTTTTGGATACCCTGGCATCATCCGGAATGAGCCAGGATGAAAAGCTTGATGCACTCAACCGGTACATCGAAGAACGGCTTAACAATGGTGACGATTTAAACAAAATCGCCCAAAATATCGGTCTTGACTATACAAGCGGATTTGCGGAAGGTATCACTGACAACATCTCAAGCGTGGAAGAGGCAGTAAAAGCACTTGGTCGAGCTGCTGAGGCACATCTTAGAGTAAGCATTGATTCCCACTCTCCGTCCCGTGTTGCCAAAGTCATCGGCGG